CTTGAAGTACTTTTCTAGACCACCCTGCTCGCTGCGAAGTCCCATCAAGATACCGGCAGCAACGGCTCGGCCCTGCTCTTTCCAATCCTTGATCTGTTGCTTGAATTGCTGCTTCGTAGCCTGATTGATCGCCTTCTGTGAAGCCTTCCATGTACGTTCATACCGCTTGAGTTGCTGCGGAGTAGCCCTGTTCAACGCATCTAGCTCACCCTGCGCTGCTGGCCCAAGCGCACGTAGTGCATCAATCATGCTCTGCGGCCCGCCTCTACGCTGGATACGTGCGAGCGACGCATTGAATGTGCGAAACTTTGCAAGCTGCCCACTCAAGTCCTTCTGCAAATCATCGACACCAAGCTTTGCTCCCCAATCGATCTTCAACTGCAACTCAGTGCCCTGAAATAGCTCACCGAAGTTCTGTTGGTTGATATCGTGGATCGTCTGCCACTTATCAGTGAGTGTCTGTATCGCTGTATCCATTGCCTGCTTGAACGCATCGGCAATCGTCTTGGCTTTCTCCTTTGCGCTCTGACCGGAGAAGTCCAAACCCTTGATCATAAGCCGCTGTACGCTCTGTGCAGTCCTGCCCCAGTTCTTTTTCATCTCCTGACTGAAACCTACAATGATACCCTGTGCCAGCGGGATACCAACTTCATCACGAGTTTTCTTGGACGGCGACTTCGCTCCAATAGCATGCTTCGCTTGCGCAGTAGCAGCGATAACGTCTGCGCTCATCTGGATACCTAGCTGTGTTCCAAGTCCTGCTGCACCATTCATCACACCTTGTTTAGCCGCCTGACCGAGCGAGGAAGCTGCTGTTGCGATACCGCCAGAGTCCGGCTTGAATTGTGTATTGATTGTTGGCTTTACGTGCTTGTGTCCAACCTTGTCGATAGCATCGCCAGCCTTTTTAGCCGCTGCGATAGCTGGTTGCGGATTGGCTGTTATCGTTGCGGCATTGGCAGCGCCCATCGCATGATGCTGGTACACCTTCTGTGCCGAAGTCAAGCTAGAAGTATCAACACTCAACTTGACAGCGTGATGCTTACCAATGTCCTCAATGGCCTTTCTTGTGTCGTGAGCCTTTTTTGTCGCCTTGTCCAAGTCACCGCTATTGAGCAGAATCTTGACCTCTTTTGGTGTAAGTACTCGATGCAGCGCGACCATCTTGTCAGTAAGAGCCTGAACCTGATCGGCAGTAGCTCCCGGTGCGATAGCCTTGATGTAGTTAGTAATCTGTCCTCTAGCTACCTGCAACTTCTGAGCAGAAGCCGCATTCTTCGTTATACTCGCGTTGACCTGATCCAGTGCTGCCTTGGCATTCTTGGCGTCTTGCGCGGAGATAGCACCTGTCCGAATAAGCGGACTACTCAAAAAGGCTTGCAATCGCCTCTGACGTGCCAACAACGTTGCCTGTGTTTGTGCAATGTCACCGGGTGTATCTGCCAAAGCACCTGCTGCACGTGCTCGTAAGGCAGTCAGGTTCGCATGAGCCTTTTTCGCAGCGTCACCAGCACTGATAGCAGACTGCTTGGCTCTGTCCCAATTGATCTTCAACTGTTGAAGATTGAGACTTTCATCCTTCGTAACCTTGCCGTCAGATCGTGCTTGTTGTATAGCCTGATGATACGCACGACGGGAAGTAACAAGATCAAGTTGTGCCTGCTTTGCGTCAAGGTTCGCATTTGCCACACCGGTAGCTGCTGCTGCCAGACCATTGAGTGCCCGAGTTTCGCCATTTATCGCGTTTGTGACCTGATCGGCCCTAGCTACCATTTGATCTTGCTGTTGTAGGAACGTATTTGTCTGCCCTATATGACCGCCGAAGATCGAGCGCAGTACTAAGAACGCAGCACCCACAGCCACGATGCCGACTACCAACCATCCCCCTACGCCAAGCGCGGGCAGGAGAGAGGCCACAGACGACCCTAACGCGGCGAACGTTCCCGTTCCGGCCAGCTTTGCAGCCTGAAACTCAGCTTTCATGTTACGTATGTTCGTAACCAACGAGCCAAGTCCTGCACCTATCGTTGCTCCGCGACCACCCGTAGCACCAGCAGCGCCCATCTCCAACTCAGCTACCGTAACTGCCTGATATGCAACTTCAACCTCTTTCAGCACTGCTACCAGTTTCACACCGGCGAGTGCAGCACCGGACATACCAATCACAAAGCCAGTAACGCCAGACGTTACAAGAGTCAGCCAACCTTGTAGAATTGTCTCAACCCCGCGAAGTGCGACACCTACCAGCTTACCGAAGTTGACGACAACCTTTGCAGCAGCATCCCAGGCATCTCCCCAATCACCGCGAAGTAACGCATCGACAAGACCAATGAAGCCTGCTATTATACCCGCCGTTCCCCGCAAAACAGCCGTTACGCCCTTGACCGCGCCTTGAACAGCCGTTTCTATCGCAGGTAACGCAGCCTGTATACGTGGAGCAAGCTTGTCCCAATTCGTGATGATGAGGTATATCGCCGCAGCGAGTGCGAGGAATCCGGCGGTGATACCGAGCAAAACGCCACCACCTATGGACATGAAAATCAGTAGAGCGCCGCCAAGCGCAGATGTGAGTGACATTACAACACCCGTCACAGCAACAATGGCAAGACCGATTGCAACGATGCGTCCAATGCTATTCTTTGTGCTCTGATCCAACTGTGAAAGTTTCGTAGCCAAATCGCCGATAGGCGCGAACAGCTTGGCAATCACGGGGATCGCTGCACGGCCTAGTTCGATCCACAGGGACTTGAGCACGTTCAGTGCTTTACCAAACTGCACACCGGCAGTCTGATTCAAGGCATCAAACGACTTCTGAAATTCGTTATTGTCATTCGTAGTCTTATTGAGGATATCCTTGTATCCGCTTACATCTCTAATCAGCGTCGTGAATGCGCGGGCACCCTGAATCGTACCGGTAGTACCAGAGATAGTCTTGAAGAAGTTTTGTGCGCTTTCCTGACCTGTTGTAAGCTGCGGGAATTTCTTGGCGATTTCACCGACGATAACATCAAGCTGCTTATACTGACCGGCAGCGTTACGTACTGCAATGCCGTGCTTGTTCAAACCTTGAACCATCGCCGTTGAAGTCAACTGCTGCAACAGACGTGCATAACCCACAGAAGCCTTAGAGATACCAAGCGAACGAGACAGGAACGCTACGGTACCGGCGAGGTTGTTGAATTCCTGTCCTGTCTGTTTAGCTGCGGGTGCTGTGGTTTGCAGTGACGTTGAAAACTCTTGCATCGTCACACGACCGAAACGTACGGCAGCGAAGATACGATTCAGCGCAGTTTCGACGCCCTTACCGGTCTGCGGTATCTCCTTGAAGTTGGAAAGCACGGACAGGACGCCAGCCGTGGCATCCTTCACCGATAGCTGCCCTGCCACAGCAGCCTTGTTGACCTGATAGAGAATGTCACGGCCCTGTCTGCCGTTGACGTTCAAGGTCGAGAAGATATCGTACAATGAAGAAGCCATGTCAGAAGCAGCAGCCGGGAATTGCTGCATGTCTTTGATGATGGCGCTAAAGTTTACGTCACTAGCACGTTTGACTTGCTCTACATTGTTCTTGTACTGCGTTGTTGCCAACGTGACCTGTGTTGAGAGATTGGCAGCACTGTTTGCAGCAAAACCAAGAGCCGCCGCTCCTGCGAATCCTACAAGTTGAAGCTGACGGCCCATTGACCCAAGCAGGTGCGTGGCCTGCCCTATACGTTCCATCTTGAACGCTTTTTCTGCCTGAGCCAACTGCTTGAATTTCTCTTGGTTCTGCGCTAATGCTTGCGCATTGGCTTGAAGGTTTGCACGGTGTTCAGCTATGCGCGTATTAGCTTTAGCAGTCTCAGCGTTCAGTGCTGCTTGTTTGGTTGTTGCCTGTGGATACAAAGTTGTCGCCTCTTGTACTGCACGACCTACCTCATTCCACGCCTTTCCGTTACGTGTGATCTGAGCACCATTAGACGCAAGCGACCGTGTGGTTTTTTCAATGGTACCGTGGGCAGCATCTAGCGCCTTTTGGTTCCTGATTACAGCCTCGTTGTATGCTAACTGTGTAGCCTTGGACGAATTCAATACGCGACTGCGCTTCTCCTGCAAAACGCTTGTGTGAGCTTCGGCAGCTTGTAGAGCCTGCTCCGCCTGTCTGCGCTGGCCTAGCAGGTTCATAGCGTCATTCTCAAGAGCCATCTGAGCACGCTTACGTGCAATAGCGGCAGGGCCAGTCTCTTCACTAGCAAGCTTATTTGTGATAGCCTGTTGTGCGTTCAGCAGCTTATTGCGAGCAAGGCCAAGCTGCGCACGATGTGATGACAATGCCTCTTTACGACCAAGAGCGGACATGTCGGCACTGACCTTGCGCAACACACTGGATGCCTGATTCTGGGCGCGTACGATTAGGAATAGCTCACGCGCACTAAGTGCCACTAGCCGTACTCTCTCTTGAGGTTAGTCTGCATGTTCTGTCTCGCCTGTTTCTTCTCATCAACGGTGTCACGTGCCTGAAATACCAACTGCAACCGAGTCAGCGTTGTGGGGTCTTGATCGAATAGCCCCCCTGCACGTGGCATACAATGAAGCTGCTCGCACAGGGAGGCTATACGTATCCACTCTGCTGCTAAGTCAACGTCGTCTTGGTCGAGTCCTCGGACGTTGCCTTTGCCTTCGATGAGCCGTTGGCAGGCGAGGTAAAATTTGCCTGATCCTCGGGAGTATCCTCCTGATTCAACTCATCAAGGTAACGCTCAATCTCCTGACCGATCTTCGGGTCAAGTGCGTAGATTGACATTTCGTTGTTGAAGTCCAGCTTCGCACCGTTATCGTCCTCAAGGTTGTGATCCATGATGCAGTGTGAGAATTCAAACTGACGACTCCACCGCTGCATCAGTGCGATATCAACCTTGTCATTGCCGCCGTGCATACTCAGCTTGCTCGCATTGTCACGTCGCTCAAGCAGCAATCCAAACGGAAGTTTCTTGAGTACGACGAAACCACCCTCACAGGACTTTAGATCCTTTCGTACTGTTTCCTGCGATACTGTTGCTTTGGGCATATTGCTCTCCTTAGCCTAGCCCGTTACGATGTACGACGCTTGCGCGACGTACCCTTGGCCGTGTTAGGGTGAGTAGTCTTGCGACCACCACCCTTCTTGAACGGTGCTGCTTTCTTACCTTTGAATCC